GATCTAGTTCTAATTGAAAGAATATTGTCTTTTTCTTTGAAGCCCACACTAAATGATTTACAAATGAAGTTTTACCCATGCCTGTATCGCCTGTAACAATAATTACCTCTCCTGGGGCAAGCAACCACTTGCCACCAATATTCCATATGCTATTTAAGTCAATACATGTTGATTCATCTAGGTTTAAGTAATAATCAAGAGCTTCATCAAGGTCTTTTTCTTTATCACTTAATTGAATACCAAAGTTTTTATATGAATAATATTTGCATTTAGCATCGCAGTATAAATTCATGATATCTTCATTACAACCATATCCTTGATGATCCCAACTGAATACAGAGTCAACTTTTTGCTGAATTTCAGCAGATGTGTATCCACTGTTCCATCCAAGCAAAGCAGTATATATTGCATCTCTTGGAACACCTTGTCTTCGCCATGCATTTGCTATACGAAGAATTTTCTCATGCCTTGGTGCTTGTAATACTGTTCTTTGACTTGTAGGTATTGGGCCTTCTCTCCACATTTTCTGAACACAAGTAACCATAGAGGTGTAACTGCCTCCTGTAGATGATTCATCACTACCATCAGTAATTACATAAGTTGCTTTTGTTCGTTTATTTGCTTCGATAATATGTTTTTGAAGAAATGGTTCATGCTTTAATGGTAATCGTCTAAAATCTAGTCTTGGTTTTTTTGCTAGGTTTTTAATCTCATCCATTGTCATATTCATTACTTCGTGAATAGATAGGGGAGTTTTATATAATCCACTTTTCTTATTCCAAGTATAACCTAGACGAATCAATCTTTGACCGTCATAAATACTATCGCAGTTTGGAAATATATGGCTTAATGTCTTTTTAACAGTCATAGGCATTGATTTAGATATTTTAAATCCGAATATCTCAGGTATATCTATATGGAAACCAGTTCCTGAAAACCACGGATGTATATAATCTGCATCTAAACCAAGTGTATGCTCTATATAGTTAATTTCATTTCTTACTTGTTTTAACAATTCATCGTCAGAATTACTTGCTTTGTCAATATCTAGTATTATTTTACTTAATCTGTACAATCCATTGTATTTAACAATAGAATTTGTCTCATCAAGATGTTTTTTGAGTTGTTCATCAAAATCATAATACGATATGTAAACTTCTGTTTCATCTTTGCAATGCTTGTTAATAACTTTAGGAAATTCGTCAACAGTTATGTAATTGCCACGAACAAATCCACTGCCGTTTTGAACTACACTAAGTTCCTTGAATACCATAATTAATCCTCCATTCTTTGGAGCCATCATCATTAATTAACGCTTCATTGATTTTTATGCCATATTTTTGACATCGTTGATAAGGATTTTTCTTTCCTTGAGCAACTAATTCATCAGTAGAACCGTCCTCTATTTCTTTAAACTTTCTAAAAACTCTAGTCCAATCATTACATACTACACCGCAATTGAATCGTTGTCTGTAATGCATTTCTATTAAAAGAGCATCACCGTATTTAAATGAGGTAGTTTTATTTTGTTTAAAGTATTGGGCGAGCATTTTCATATGCCCACCCATCTTTTTTTTGATTTGTTTTATGTTAATCATACTGATAATAAATCCATTTCTTGATCGTCAGTATCAAATGGTAAATCACTTGTATCTGAATCATCATTGAATATTGCATCAGTTACGCTTCCTGCTAAAGGATCTGCACTTTTAGGCTTATTGGATTTTATTTGAGTAGTAAAGTTACCTGGACAATCCCAAGGTTTCTTCATTGGTTTGCCCTTGTTTTTACCACTTTTATACGTTTTAGATAAACTTTGCTTGTACAGATGAACAAAAGTTTCTTTAATATCTGTATAAAGCGTATCGACAGGAAATATTATTGTCCACTGAGAATTACTATTATCACCTTTATCATTGATATAAGATGTAATCATAGCCTTAGCTGAATTGCCTAAGTTCTTTTTCAATAAATCTATTAAACCTTGAGATACACCCTTTTGTTGTATAGTAGGTGGTAGTTTGTCTAAGACATTTTTATCAAGACCTAAAACTTTTAAAGCGTCCATAAACTCAGTAACTTCATCATGTGCCCAAAATGTACCGTTTTTGTTAGCAACATATTTACCTCTGTAAAATACATTTTTCTTTTTACCCGAATTTTCGTCTATAAACTGCATATAAAGATTGATTTCACAAGGTACATCTGTAGTTTTCGCTATAATATCATTTAATGTTAATTCATTTACAAATACATTTTGTATTCCGTCATTTGAACTACCATTACCTGTTGGAGTTGTTAATACTGCCATTACTTACCTTTCTTAGTATTTTGTTTTGTTTTAGTTTTTGTTTCTGCTACTTTTTTATCAGGATTTGTAGCATTACCATCATCGTCATCTGCACCGAGGTTTAACAGTGATGTCATTAAATATCTACGACCATAGGTAAGAGCTGAACCCATTGATTGATTTGTAACCTCACCTTTGTGATTATACGGTTCTAACTCTAATAATGAATTAATCCACTGTGCATTTTCGCCATCCGACCATGTAACAACACCCTCTAGTAGAATTTTATTATTATGTGACCCTAATGAACGTGCCATAAATGATAAACCATACTTTTGAAGTGTTTGGCTAGTTGCATCAATAAATGCATTTATATCTGCATAATTATATGCTCTACCGAAAGCACCATTGGACATTGTCTTTTGAGTTTTTTGATTTTCTCCTGTAAATTTAGATAGTGCCTGAAATAGTCCAGACAAATCTTCGCTAGTACCAACAGACCTTAGTCTTGTTTTGGTTTTAGCAGACAATTCCATTCGATGCTTTTCTAAATCGACTTTTGCAAGAACATTATCTGATTTATCTTTACCAGATTGACCTTTAATCCAATTGCCAATCTTTTTTATATTTTCAGTGTTCTTTTTAACTTGATCTGCATCAGAAGATACAGATGATACGCTACCATTTGAAGAAACGACAGCGTTGCCTAGTTCTGACATAAGCATACTCCTGTTTTTGTTTGTTTTATTTAAAAAAGGGCGTAAAAATCCCTTGTGCTTATATTTTTAATTGGGGAAACATACCTCCAACAAATCCCCTCATGAGTGGAATAAAATATATTAATAGTAAACGATAGTAAACAATAAAAACTTATTTTTATTGCATAATGTTGCTTTAAATTTCGTTGTATGGTAAAAAACTATACCATTCGTAGTAAAAAATGCACAAAAAGAATAAAGAGGTTTCCTTTGAAAGTAAATTCAAGCGAATTTTTTAATTATTTATCTAATACTATTAATGAATCTGGTAAAACAGATAGCCAAATTGCTAATGAGTGCAACATAGGAAGAGTTGCTGTTTGGAAAATAAGAAACAATAAGACAAAATCTATAAGGAGAGATACGCTAAAGAAAATATCCAAGTCTTTAGGTATGTCTTATAGATTTAAAGGTCAAAACATAAGTTTTGATCTTGACACAAGTAAACCAATAGGAGGAGGCGAAATGGCTAATAACACTGCTGACAAGGTTATTGACCACTTGATGGATCAAAATCAGCAGGCTAATCAGAGGTTAGCTGAGATGAAAACTGTAATTGAAGACTTAAAAAAACAATTACATGCAAAAGATGAGCTTTTATTAAAGAATGGTAGTATAATACCTGATTTAGATCATAGTAGAATGCAAGTAATAGTTCAATTAGACAAGGAAAATCCTAAATTTATAAGTATGACTACAAGCTATGCTCAATATTTAGGTTATGGCCCATTTGAATTATTAGGTGAACCTTATTTATCTACAGTTCACGAAGATGAATTTGAAAAGTTAGCTTATTTTGAAAAAAATCCTGATGAAGCAAAAAAAGAAAATGCATGGAAAATGAAACACAAAGATGGTAGTATTGTCTATATAAAAGGTACTGCTAATCATATAGCTCGTGGAAAAACAGTTATTTGTGTTATTGACATTGAAAAAATAACTGAAGATGAGTATATCATAGCAACTGCTGATAGTTATTACGATCCA